AAGAGCCTTGCCCATCTTTGTTATCTCGTCCCATTGACCCAGAAGCTCGCCTACCTGTTCATCAGTAAGGTACTCGTCCTTAAGTTTTCCAGGAAGTAGGTCAGCATCATCTATTTCATCAAAGTATCGTGCTGCAATCTCGTTAACACGTGTTCTATGTTCTTTGCATATGGGCTTAGCTATGCACCAGAAACACTGCTTTTCTCCTGGAGTACGCTTAGCTCCTGGAGTGCGTGCGAGACCGGCCCTATAGCGTGCAGCCATAATAAAAGCACCAAGTTGGCCGGGAGTAATTTCAATACATTCAATATTGTCCATACGCGGTTGGTACACATGGATTCGATAACTTGATGGCTCTATGCCGTGTACAGTCTTGAGATAGATACGCTGACCTTCTGCGTATAGAAGCATCTGAGTGTTAGCTTCTACGTCTAAGATATTGTTCTCAATATCAAGTGATATGGGAGACGAGATGTCGACAAAAACATTCTCTCCGTACTTAAGATCAACTACCTCAAGTATTCCAGTGGAAGGAACATAAGCAGAAAAGTCACCAGTGCCGAAAGCGTCCTCGTGTACGCTCTGCATTGTCAGGTGTTGTTCAGTAGCGCGTATGGTATCGGGGTCATCTTTACCCAGGGCCATACAGTAGTCAGCGTAGCGCCAGGCGAACGCGATCATATCCGTGTTGATGTGTTCCCACTCGGGTTTATTGAAGAAATTTTCAAACTCCTCAGCGTCGATACTGAGGTGATAATTCTGAAGTATAAAGTCTGCTATCTCATGTGCCTCGGTTCCCTCGTCAGCAGCAGGGTTTGAATCATCATAATCAGGGTTACGACGTAAGAACTCAGCTTCAGCTTCAATGGAGCCCGCACACAGGAGCCACTTAGATGAAGCACTGGGGCCGAGATTAGAATGACCCCTGTCGTCATGGTTTATTTCATTACTCATATTAGCTCCAAGCTATAACGTTTATGGCATCACGGGCACCTTGATCAAACTCATTGCAATCGAATCCGTTATAAAGGTAGCCATTAATTCGGTCAGTACTCATGCCTTCAACATAGAATGCATCCATTGCCCAGTTAAAGCCATTCTCATAGCGCTTACGCTTTTGCTTAGCCTTGTAGTTTTCAATAAACTTCCTAATCATTGCGTAACTCCTGAAAGCGAGTCATGAAGCGATTAAAGGTTACAGTTATGGACCACGGTGTAATTACATCCTCCCATGGTACGACGTTCTCGTAGCCTTCCCAGACGCGTTCACTACCTATGATATCACGCTTCTCTGTAACAAGTCCTTGCTTATCAATTACCTTTATTTTATTCCACATCTCTTCTGTGTAGGGTACATTGTACTTGGCAAAGATAACTTTTAGAATTTCGTCCTCAATGATATCGATACCGTAGTATTTTTTCATTGGAGGGAATACATCGCCGACAAGATATTCGGCGGCATCATGGAGCAATAAGCCCATGGCAACACTAGGATCAGTGGTTTTATAACTACAAAGCACACTATGTTGTGCTACAGACATAAATTTCCCAATATCTACCTGGCCTCCCCATCGACACATATTGGATAACCCAATAGCTATATCCTTTATGCGTATAGTATTAGGATTAGGATCAAGTAGGTCCACATATTGACCCGAAACTGTGCGTTTTATCATTTTATCTGCAGGTATAGGTGTTGACATTTTAAATTCCAAGTGATAAGTGACCCCATTATGGGGTCACTCTTTACATAAAGAGGCGAATTAGGTTATAGTTCTGAAGCCCCTGGTGCTGCGGCATGTTCCGCAAAACTGGCAATTGTAGAAGCCCATTGGTCTTCGGGTACCTCTGCCGCGCTCTGGAAACCAGACGATTTAAGGTATTCCTTAGTGAATTCTACAGCACCATCGCGACCGGCAACAATGCCCAATAGCTGTGCTTTAAATTCATTAAAGTCGGCAGGAGAATCGATTTCCGGATCAGGTGCAGTTTGTTCAGGAGTTTTAGCAGCTTTAGCAGCTTCGGCTTTTTCGGCAGCTTCAGCAGCTTTTTTAGCTTCGGCTTTTTCTGCCGCTTCCCGTTTCTTTTTAGCGGCCGCTGTTTCAGTTTTAGCAGCTGGTGCAGCTTTGCCACCGGCCGCAGCAAGCTTAAGGTTTGAGTCGGCAAGTTTATCCATTGAAGTGGCAAGGGTTAGTAGTGCTTTTTCGATTGACATTAATTTCTCGCTTTTTACATGTAATTGGAGAGTGAATGCTAACAGGAGTAGTCAAGTCTTACTTTGATTTGATTCACAACAGTAAAACAAGATATACATTACTATCAGAGTAAGATTATCTATAACAGAGTAAATTATGAGCAGGATATTTGATACTGAGGTCAGTCTTACCTTAAACAAAACAAAAACAACAAGACAAATAACCCGCGACAATATGAAGAAAAAGGATTTTGATAATCCCCATGTCATTGAAGCAGATGCCGAGAAAGATAACACACTTATGGTCGGTGCGCTGTTTAAGGGTAAGCGTAGAATAGAAGCTGATATCATAGAACACACATTGATTACTATCGATATCGATAAAGGTACATGGGCCAATTTCACAGACGCCAGGGACACACTGGTGAAGGCTGGGATCGATTTTCTCTATCACACTACTGTAAGCCATACTAAAGAGAAACCGAGATTCAGAATATTTATAGCTATGGATAAGCCTGTCACTCCTATCCAATACGCCCCGCTATCTCGACGCATAGTTAGAATTCTAAAAATTCCAGCTGACCGATGTTCGTACGTTAATAACCAGGGTATGTATATGCCTCTGGTTCGTGTGGGTAGTCTGTCTGAATACGAATGGGAATATTTTCCAGGCACACCCCTCGATATAGACAAGCATATAGCTGCTATTCCCGAAGAAGAATTTGTTGTAAATAAAGATTCCGATCAAACCTATAACCCAATGACTATACCGAAAGGTATTAGTGAACCGGTATGGATGGCAGCTATAGCACGCGCTTACCCTGCTAATGAAGTTAATGAATATGATGACTGGATGCAGATGGGAATGGCTATCTATCATCAGACAAACGGTAACGGCTTTAACTACTGGCTTGAATGGTCACGTGAAAGTGATAAGCACGGGGAAAAGATATCTGAGACAGAGATGCGCGAAACTAAATGGAAAAGTTTCCACATTAGCGGTCGTAAGCGCGGCATAACTATGCGTACCATCTTAAACAAGAATCCACAGGTACTTGGTAAAGCCTATAGCATTGCCATGGATACAGTAGAAGATAACGAATCACTCGATAAGCTTTGTACTTCTATATCAGAAGATAATTTCTTACAGAAACAATCCAAGGGTATTGCTGCAACAAAACTTAAAACAGTACATGCCAAGCTTAACAACGGGGTGAAGCTTCAGCGCGGCGAGGCTATGGAAAAACTATCTCCCATACAATCAGAAGAGGATAGGAGTTGGGCCGATGAGTGGTATTACTGCGGTTTCGATAAACTAATGTACAACGTACACAATATCGATAACCCTATTGATCGTGACTACTTTAATGTCCAATTCACCAAACTTATGCCAGCTAATAACAACGGCATAAAACCTAAAGCCTTTGATGCACTCATGGGTAACCGTAACGGCTACGAGATGCAATTTATAGACTCTACAAAGTTTGCTGCAGGAAAAGAAGTAATATTCGATGAGAACGGCAAGACGTTCATGAATACTTTTAAGCAGCCACCTAAACTCACCAGTGGTGAATTCGGTGAGCATGCAATAGACTCCACTATATCCGAATATATTAACAAGCACTACACTGCCCTGGCCGGTGAGCGTCCCGAAGTCATACACTACATGCAGCAGCATATGGCATGGCTAAGACGTCATCCCGACAGGCGCATACACATAGGCTTAGCAGTGACTTCCAAGCTAACAGGAATAGGTAAGTCGACACTCAAAGATATATACTCCATTGTGCTCGGTAGCCGTAACGTCAATGCCGCTAGTAATACCGAATTGAATGATACATTCAACGAATGGGCATCCGACCCTTTCATGGTTACTTTCTTCGAAGAGATTAGTTTACGAGGAGCGGCATTACGTAAAGCTATGGAGCGTATGAAGGAATACATAACAGAAGACGAGATAGCTATACGAGGTATGCAAAAGTCGGCAAAGAAAAAGCATTGCTCTACTTGCTATGTTGTGTTTTCTAACTACACAGAAGTTTTAGGACATGAGGGATCAGATAGAAGATGGAGTGCCATAACGTGCCCCTATGAATATCAAGACCAACTAGAAGAAGTATTTGGTATGTCTAAGGAAGAATTCTACACTAGCTACCGTAAATTGATGCGTAACTATCCTGATAGATTTATTGCTTACTTTGAGTCAATAGATTTAAATGGATTCAAAACCGAAGTACCGTTAATGACTGAGGAAAAGAAAGAATACTCTGATGCTGATCCAGAAGTTGTATTTTCCAAAGCACTGGAATCCATAATAGTTGATAGTGAAAACGAATTTATAAATAAAGATCTGGTTGTGTATCAATCTATAACTAAGTCTATAAAAAATTACGTCTCTTTCAATACGGATATAGATGATAATCTTGATCCCTATGTTCATAGATCTTATGGTAGAACAACACTAATAAAAGATGCACTAAGAGTGATGGGTTACCGACCCTTAAAAATGGATTCGGAATGGGCTCCCAGGCTAGGCCCTGATAAAATGAAAGTTAGATGGAACACCATATGGGTCAAACCTGATAGTGATTGGAAGTCCCTGTTAGGAATAGATAACGAAATAACCGAACTAAGCAAACAGATGGAGCAGATATGAATTTAATATTGGGTATGCCTCGTTCACGCACCGCATGGATGTCAATGGCTTTAAGCTCTCCCGGTGAGATATTCCAGCACGAAGCTTTTGCCACACATAAATGTGAGGATATAAGTGAGTATACAGATAAGGTCGCTTCCGACTCCACTACCATGGGTAGAATGTTATTCGAAAATATAGATGGCTTTAAGCAAGTCCTCGGGACCTCTACTGTCATGGTCATATACAATGACCCAGAAGTAGTAATGAAGTCATGGGATAATGTATTGCTTGAGAACGGCTATGATATGACAGAAGAGCAGAGAGATGACCATTTACGCAAGCTCTATAACGATCAGTTTTTCCTTAATCAAGTGCAAAATTACGCTGGTGAGTTTATGCACATGCATGTAACTGACATTAGGATGCGATGGCCCGTAGAAAAAGCCTATAAGTTTTTTAATAGTGGGGATTCTATAAATAGCGATTGGTTGGATAAATGTTATAAGATGAACATACAGCGCAGCGATCCTATACATAGCTTCGACAATGATTACTTATGTCGGATGTTTCCTAACTGATCTATTACCGGGACGGCACTCTAAGTGACAGTACTTAGGGTGTTTAACTCTTCCGTAGAACTCTTCCCCACATTTCTCACATACACTTCTAGTATCATTCACAATAGCCATAGCCTGTCTATAGTGCAGCTTATTACCTGACGTCGCTACGTGCGCCCGAATCCTTCCTACTTTCCATCCCGCTTTAAAACGATCCTGCACATAGAGTGCAGCATCGCTATCAGGAGTAACGGTACCCTCGAATGAAGGTACCGTTGTATCATCACGTAAAGACATTAACCTTCTTTAAAAATACGAAGCTTAGCTTGTAAAGTCTTAGTATTGCGATAGTCATGTTTCTCCAGCCACAGGAATATTTTGCTATATTTGCGGTCTTTGAAAAGCTCTTCCCAATCAGCGTAAGGTAGGTGTGTCTCACCCATATATAGATTGTTACCTGAAGCTTCAACAGGAGGGAAATGAGGTATAGACCAGTCGTAGGCATGGAAGTCGCGTACATCATAATGAGTACCGTACTGGCCACGCCATTTTAGTGAAGCCGAACCATAGCCAATAGGCAGGTTTGATTCTTTTCTAAACATGTCAGAAATTATACGCATGTCCCGCATGACCATAACCTTATCTATAGCTCCAGGTTTAGGATCACCACCCTCAAGGTCTCTTGTAGCCCATTCAGGTTCGTTCATGATATCTACAAAATCAATTACATCATGGTTATCTGATAGTTCAGATGCTATACCGCTTACCAACTCTACGTGAGTATTATTAGCAAAAGGATAAAACGCATCGTTATTTAATATCTTTTCTTCCGAGTAGTTATCGAAAGATAAGATAGTGGGTACTAGCTTGACGCCTACATCACGTGCAATCTCACATAGTATTGCGGTGGAATTTTTGGCTTCAGCTATTTGCTCATGCGTATAAAGGCCTTCTCTGCCGTGCCATAGGGTAGGGAGCATCCAGAAACGTATTACTCCAAAACCTTCCTGTAGTGCTACAATAAATAAATTACGTAACATTGTACGTTTGTCTTCTGAGTGTGCAAGGGATTTTTTACCCCAGTCCTTGCGACCGACAATGTCATTGCCGAAGTCTAACCATGGTATATTCAGACCGCATCTTAACGGGTCATAGCGCACATCGTTATCCGTCCCTACTACAGGAGCGGGGGCAGGAGCCGGTAAAGTTAAGTCTCTACCTGCCTGTAGTGACTCAAGCTCTTCAAAAATCTTAAGATTTTCATTTGAAAGCTCGGCTACTCTATTTATGAGAGGTTTGAGTGCTTCCAGTGCCCTGTGCATAGCACCGATATCAAGTTTTTCTTTACGGTTCATAGTTTTTTTCCTTAAAGGTCTTCGAATAGTTCGGACATATTGTCCATGCGTTTGCGTAGCTCTTCAGCTACAATAGAATGCTCTTCTGTCATACCTCGTGTTTCGAAGTAGGACAGGAGAGCAGTTAGATGCCCTTCATCGTAGTGTTGTACGTTGCTTGCTAATCTCTCGGTACTATCTTGAAGATATCCGTAATCCTCTTCCCACATATCAAAGTAGCGATCAATTTCAAGGTCTGCCATTTCTCCCATTATATTTCGTCCATCATATTTTGTAGTTTGTTTTTGTCACTCTTGGCTTTGCTATCCACCTCCTGTGACATACGGAAATACCTGGCTGATTGCTTATCGTCCCCCAGGTCGCGTAAAGCCCTGCCTACTTCAGCGTAGGCGTTAGCTAACTTCATTTCAAGAGTGTACTTGTCCATAGTCCTCCCAGTGCATTAATACAGCTGCGGCTTGCTTGTGTGCCCATAGCTCATTGTTCATGATAAACCACTGGGGCAGAACGCCGTTCCACTGTTGCGAATATTTCTCAGGAATAAATACGTAGAAAGTGCCTTCGAAGTTATCAACGAAGGCTACAGTCTCATCACCTAGCTTGTACTCAGCTCGGCTCATATAAGATTATCCTTTATGAATTCCTTAACAGCATCTAGCGTCGTACATGCTTCCAATTCTATTATCAAGGGCCGGTTACCATAACAATCACTGCACAAATAGGTACCATCATCATCCTGGAAACTGGAAGCATTGTTACATTGAGAACAACAAATAGTCCTGTGAAGCTTCCACTCTTTCAGCGCCTTCTTATAGTCACGATACTTGGGAGATACATTACCCTGTATGGCCTGCCAGTTATACTCCCTCTGGAACTCCTCTTCGCTATTAGCTTCTGATAGTTCGATACTCATAGTAATTCAAACCCCACCGAAGGTTTTTCTATCATGCTTACACTTTCAATTCTAATAAATATACGCTTACCAAATTGAGGATTATTTACAGCTATAACTACTATCTCAACGGATATGGTAGCACCATTAAAATACTTGTCCATAGCGCTTAAATTAGTATTTTTACCACGCATGTTTCTACCCTTAGTATCGTAGATAGGAAATGCATTTTTATTTGTCATACTGTAATAAATTCTACCGTCCTTATCCATACGGCTATTTTTATACCTACCTTTTAAGGTTCGATGTATACCATGGTTAAGAAGTATATCCACTCCGCCGCAGTCATCAACTTCCAGACTCAAACGATATCCACTATTATTGTTGTTATAAATGGATTCTTTGAATATAGAAGAATAACTACATATACCGCTTATCGTCATGGGCTTAAACTCGTGAACTATATGCTTAGTATCCATAGTTTTTAACCTTGTGTTTGTTGTTTTTATCTTTACGCTTGTATTGCGACTTAGGCCTATGGGTGCGCGACTGAAATTCAGGGCGCATGACCATTTTCTTAGCCTTGTTTATACGTAGTGGTTTTATGCTGTCGTCCATTTTAGTTTCCAATTAATTTTGTTGGCTGGTGGTATTACTCTATAAACCAGTAGGTCTCTGCAGCAGGGTCGTAGCTATGATCAGAGTCAGGTTTATCAGTAGAGGATACAAACTTACCCAGTTGAGCAGTTGATCCGTCCTTCATGTATATGAGAGAGGCTATGCCGTCGCTATTAACAAACAGAATACTCTCTTCTTTACTTGAAGCGGCTACGCCTGCGGCTATAGAATCGCCGCTAAGGACTACGGACTCTTCCTCGATTACAGAGCCGTCTTCCATAGTGTATACACCTCGGAGCCTGTTATGCTCACTATAAAGGGATACGACATTGGGTGATGCGGTTACTACAAATGGTCCCATTGTGGGAATTATACGTTTTTGATATTTCATTTTAACTTTACTCTTTTAGGCGAAAGAATCGTCTTCTGTGATTGTAACTTCAGTTAGACTGGCTTTGCGTAAAGCCGCATCGATAGCATTGTCTAGCCATTCCTCGTCTGAATTACCTTCTCCTGCAGTCACATTGGTAGTGTGGCCAGTGGGATATATGTTGTCTTTGAACAGTTGGGTTTCAACGTCAGAATAATCTTTATCTAATGTCTCCTCAAGGATAGCATCGATAAAGTTGCCGACATATACGATTGTTGCTGTGGTTTTAGTTTTCATTTTAACTTTTCTCTTTTAAGTTATGCTTAGTATGGGGGCTCAAGCATCCCCCATACTGTCAGGATATTAACAATTTTTCCATCGCCGTGTAACGTCCCGGTATCGCCCTTCAGTTTATAACCTCTACCATGGGGGAAGGAGGCCGGATCTTCGATGCGCTTACAACCGTAGTTGCGCGATCACCTACTAGTCCGAAGTCGCATTCCAAGTACAGGAGTGAACTCGTACTGCGACTGGCGACCAATATACACTAGATTTTTGATCTCGTAGTGCATATGTCACAAATCTAATCGTTGATCAATCTTATCGTACGTACCTTTGAGAGGTCGGTGTAGGATACCTTCTCAATGTGTATACCAAACTTCTTACACTTGCGGCGTGACTTCTTTGTAAGCTCATGCCAGAACTCAGGGTCGGTAACCTCCTCGTACTTGGTATAGCTTATAGTCTCAGCTATAAGCGTACCGATCTTATCTACCATGACACCGTTGGCATCTTCTATATCAAGACAGTATGTCTTAATGTCGCTTATTTTCCAGGTGATAACCGGGCAAGCTATAACTCCCACATAATCACTTGTATCTATGGTCTGTGTGTCCATGTGCTCAGTGGTTATGACTACATTATCTTTATACACCTGCTCGATGCCGAAGGGTAACATCCAGTGGAATCCACCAGTCAAGGTTCGATCATACTTACCTAAGCGTAGCACTACACCTTCTTCGAATTGATCAATGATAATGGCGCACTTGAAGTATTCTATGAATGCCCATACAAGATCGATTATACTCTGCATTCGTAATGTTCCTCGCTGACATCTCGATCAATAGTGAATTCGTATTTGATGATACGTTGACCGTGATTAGCTATCCATAGGTTTGTTATCGTATCCTCGTTAGCATGTTGCGCTGGTGGATTAGTGAAATAACCCTCACGCACTGGCTTCCACTTGAATACATTATTGTCAGGGTTCTCTATGAACTCCTCCCATCTCCATCCCGACCCTGATGGCTTAGTGACATAACATATGTCAACCCTCATACGCATACGCTTAAAGCCGATCATGACCGCTCACGCTCTTTGATATAGGCTGTGCAGAATTGTTTAAGCATGGTCTTACGGTCGCGCAACGTTACCTCCATGATCGCACAGCCTATGGCCGTCTCATTGTCAGGTTCTCGTGTTAGCTTGTCGCGTGCTTCGTTATACTGTGCTTCTGCAAGCATACAGTTAATGATTAGATCGCGTAGGAATAGGTTCATCGGGAGCTGATTACCTATTGCTTTGTTAGGTGCGATCTTATGCTTCTTTACAAGGTCCAGTACTTCATCAGGGTTAATGACGATCTTCTCGCCATGCTGTTCAGGCATTACATTCATCATGTTAGAAAAGTCTTCTAGCACTGAGCCAACATAACTAATTGAATTAGCTAATGAGGCGGCTGCTGCCAGGTTGCTCTTAGGCATAGGAGCTATGACAGCTATGTCCTTGCGCGATGTCGGTATAAACTTTCTTTGGCTAGGGGGTAGAAGTAAAGGATACTCCTCCGCATGCTTAGTTATAAGCTCATGAGGATACTCGTCGTTCATCTCTTGTATAGCAGCACCTTCGTCGTATCCTTCCGGTAAGTTCTTGACCCCTACAATAAGGAAGCGCTCACAATGTTTACAGATGTCCGTATCATTATCAATATCAAGCTTGCCCGCGAATATCTCACGGTTACAGTCACATGATCCGTTACCCTCTGTCCACCAAAAATAGTCCATACCTGAATGCTCTGAGGTCTGTCCGTCTTCGGTGTCCAGTATCGTTACAGTTAATCCCTTAGATTCTACGTATTCCTTGATCATCCTGTCGGCAGCAGCTATTACATCGGGGTCCCTAGTGTCGGAGCTTACTTTGACAAACCACTCCTTATCGTCTGCTGCAAAACGCACTGTCAGCATCATTGTGGATTCTTTATAGTCAGCGCTTAGGAATTTAAGCTCGGGATCTTTGGACGCCACATGGTGACGTATGATTTCAATCATGTTGCTGTTCGTTGATGGTTGCATGACATTATCTCTTGTTGTTATTAGATGTCATGACATTACTACACGCCCAGTTATAATTCTGAGAAGTGACGCAGGAAAGTATAGGTATGAGAGTGAGGGTGGGACGGAGATCGTGGCTTACAGAGCAAACCACGAGCCCGTTTTTATGCTAGGAAGGGATTATTCGTGGTCGTTGTACAGATCGAACGATATATTTATAAACTCTGTGGGTACCGCAGTAGTAGCATTATTGAAACGCTCATAGTGAGTACCCATATCGACCCCGAGATAACCCTTGACGATACCTACGAGCTGTAACTCACCATCTATACAGCTAAGCACCGGGCCACCTGATTGACCACCTACCACTGGCGCAGACATATAGAGTCGTGGCCCATGTGCTACCAACGTGTAACCTTTACTTACTGTTAGATTCTCCTGATCACGCACATAGCCTGCTACGTATAGATCCTCACCGGACTCCATAACCTGGCTGTTCATCTTGATAGGTGTTATCCCTGCTGGATGCCCTTTACCTTTGGTGTAAGCTGGGTAGACATCAAATATAGCAACGTCGAGGTATGGATCAAGAGTACGGATAAACAGATGAGAACCATCACTAGTAGAAGCAACCATCCGCGTGCTATTTTCCGGTAGGATGTGGGCTGAGGTTACCAGCTGGTGTTCATTGACATACGTACCGGTACCTGACGCGCCTGCACCAGTGAATACTTTAACAACGGCCGATAGATCATTCTGGGTAGGGTATGTACATTCATCAGCATGGGCTAATGTGACAGCACAGAGTGAGGTAATTAGTATTACAGATACAAGGAAAAGGATTTTTGACTTAATCATGATAGATGACTCCATTGGCGGGAAGTGTTATCCGTTGCGTCATCTCTGCTCGTGCTGCAGTAACTCCGGCACTACCCATGGGAATGAAAGCCTCGTGCCAGTCTATCGGTCTAAGGTAGGTTGGGTCTTGCCTGCGCAGAGATCATGTCCCTACGTCGTGGCCGACCGGCTAATAGTGATTTCGATTGCTGGCACGAGGTAGGTACACTGTAGCACCGACCTGGCAGTATTTCAATGGGGCAGGAATCGCCCCATTGGCTGAGTATGTATCTTACAGCGTCTGCTGAAAATGGCTGAGGATGTATCTTACAGCAGTTGGCGGAGTATGCGTTCTATGTCTTCGGCGTGGTTTATGATTATGTCTCCCATGTTCTTCACCTCACCGCTATATTCTTCCTGCTTATCATCACTGCGGCGATGATTAAGATCTCGATCAATAATCTCATATAGATCATCGCGTGCCGCTCTTAGCTGTGACCTTGAAGGACGGTCGAGCCATCCGCCACTCAATGCTTCTGGTCTTATTAGTTTGATACCACCATGCACACCGTCTACGTTATGGTCTATAAAGTAGCAGGCTCTCCAATTATGGTCTATTGGTTTGGCCCATACATTTCTACCGTGCAGATGATGGTACGGTTGAAGTGTACTTGGCTGGTTTATCCACATGCGTATCATAAGTCACTACCTATTATCGTTAGGTCCATATACGGGATCAGTCTAATCTCATCACCTACCTCCACTGATACTAGTGGTAGCTTGGTATCATCGATATCAACTACGTATCCACGCTGCCTACCGAGATGGTCTATCTCGTCACCTATCTCGATAGGCTTACCGTTCCTGTCTTCAACGGTCATATGTATCTCCGTGTCATCACAGAGCCATAGCGATAGGTTACAAGCTCAAGAGCTTTCTCACTCCATCGCTCAAGCTTATATCCTTCCGTACAGCGCTCAGTGAATGGAAAGGCTTTCACTCCCTCTAACTCCTCAAGACGAGGAGTGATGTCCTTACCCGTACCGTTATCGATGTGTATAACCAACATGTTGAACATGCCGCCCAGTAGTGTGCTCCTATAGAACTGAGTGACCGCCTTAACACGCGCTATACTTCTAACGTCACGCGCTATGTCTCTGGCTACCTCGATGTTATCGACGTAGAAGCAGAACGACTGTACAGCGTACTTGTGTTTATTATCGCTCATGATGGGCTCCTTGAATTAACTCCGCGTATACCATTCTGTAACTCAGTAAAGGCTAATGACCTACAACCAACCACCTCAGTGAGATTGGCATAGTAGGTTTCTATGTGTGCGTGTGACAGTGAGGTACGAGCTATACGCGGATCAGCTTTAATCTGCTCTAAGGTCATACCAGCATTCCATAGCCTACGTACTGTGTACCATGGTTTAGGGTTTAGGTGTTGGTTCAAGTGGCTCATGGTTTTATCCTATTACGTTTCTTCCAACCCTTTATGTTGGCTCTTGTTACTGGTGTACCTTTAACAGCAAAGTCTGTCAGCATATCGCGTAACTGATCTTTGGTCATGTCTTTTATGATGTCATCTAACATTTGTACGTCCTATTTTAAAGCTTTAATTCTACTTTACCTTCGTGCCATAGCTGCATGAACTCGGGCGCTAACTCCATGTCAAAAGGATCATCCTCGTACCTGTCACCAGCCCATTGAATTATGGCCGCAACGATAGCGTCATGATGTTCGATGATGAACTGTCTCTGAGCACCATAGCCGTCAGCATCAGGCATGAACGACGGACTACTCTCATCACTTGGTAACTTACGAATGATCTCGTTACAGCAATCCCATAAGATGATGATATCGTCAACGTTCTCTTCAATAAATATAGTCATTACAATTGTCCTGTACGTGTTGGGCTGGTGGTTATAAGTTATAGGTTGTGAGTGAAGGCAGACGCTACAACGTCGCCCGGTTGTCTATGCGATACAGCTGGCACGCTGGTAATGATCTCGATAACCTCAGAGCGGCCATTGCGATCCGGCACCGTCCAGATCGTAGCGCTGTTGTATCCCTCACATACATGCTCCTGTACGCTACGCACGCCAAGCTGATATCCGTTCTCCTGATCGGCTGTCAGCATGCCGCGGTTATGCGCCAAGCGTAGCGCCTGCATCGGTACCGTCATGCTCATGAACCGCAAGGCCAGCTGACGCTGTATCAGTCCGGCGTTAACGTTGTTAGCGCCCATGAAGTGACGTGTTGAGTCAGTTATCTCGTGGTGAAGGCTCAGTGGCTTACGTGTGAATGTGCTCATCATAGTGTTGTCCTGTAGCTAATAGTGTAGGGTTAAACTCTTATCTCGATCTTGATCGCAGTATCAACAACGAACGCCAATGACTTCTTAGCAGATGCGAGATACTTCACGTTCATGGTCTTAGCCGACTCTACCTGCATCATAAGACGCGCTGTGTTCTGCGCCAGCATCCAGCAGCACAGATACTCAGCCGCATCGTAGGCATCCTCCAGTGTGCTGTAGATCGGCGTCTCAGGGCTCCACGCGGTGTGCGTCATGTGTCGGTTAGACACGCGGCGATTGTACGATAACGTCATACGCTTCTCTCCGCAGCTCTCCACGGTCACGGGAGTGATAACGCCGGTAACGACTGGCTTCTGGTAGGCATGGCCCTGATACTCAACGAGGTAGCCTGTAGCGCCTTTCTTCTTATCGATAGTAGTCATTAGCTGATCCTTTGGGGTGAGCCCGGGAGAGCCCGGGCTGATAGTGTAAGGGTGAGATTATATCTTGTAGTTGCCGCAGTACGACGCGTTGGCAGGACAGCTGTCTGCTGGACGCCACTCGCCCGGGACACCGAAATTTACCGCATTCATTGGCTGAGTCTGGGTTTGCACTGAACCGTCAGCAGCGACAGCATATAGCGTCTCTTCGTCGCTCTCGTTGCTGTACACGATATAACCGGCAACGTTACCCGGGATTACCACTTTACTCATAAGACGGTCGTGATCGTTAGCGAATGTAAGCATATAACTGAACTCCTGTGTATGAAGCCGCGACTATAGTGGATGCGCCAGTGGTTGTCTGTGGAGGGCGTCGGATAATGTAACATCTGTACGATTAGGACCCGGGCTGATGGCTATTAGTGTGTACAAAATATATGTTCCTTATGCTGGGATAGGGCATTTTGGCACTTACACTATCATCCCAGCGAAGACAATGTAATGACAAGTCAATTGGCCGGAACTAAAGAGGCGTTTGTAAGTTATTGATTGGACTTTTAGCTTTTTACATTGTCCGGTCAATGTTCCTTCGCTAAGTTATTGATAATAGTAGTTATAGTAGTAGTATAGGAACATGGAACATTATTATTAGTTAATTAGTATATATGATTTTAAGGGTAGTAATATAGGTGTTTTTTTTATTGTATATAAGCAAACTAGAAAGTGGTTTTGTCCTGTTCCGTTCCGGCTAATGCACTGGTGGAGGATAGCTGATATCTGATCTGTTTGAGCCTACTGGCATAGTAGATTTTAGATGGTAGCTACACACCACAGGCTACACACCACAGGCCACAGGCTACACACCACAGGCCACAGGCTACACACCACAGGCCACAGGCTACACTCTCATAGCTAAAAGTGTGGGAGTCAGGGGGAATCGCTACGCCGCCGATCCTACGAGCCCTCAGCCGACAGCGACAAGCCGACAGCGATCTGACTCTACACTCTCCGTACTGTGAAGATGATCGATGAGCAAAAATGTAGTCGCTGGTCACGTCAAGTTGCAGGCTGATCGCTGATCGGTTTGGGCTGATCGCTGGTCATTTCGAAGAGGTGGGTGCACGGCCTTAGATTGGGGATTCCGGATCGTAGTATTATGTATCATGACCTGACATTAAATTTTAGAAAAAATCTTCAACCAATTCTCGATAATGTAGGATGCAGCCAGGCAGACAGCTGAAAGCTTGACACTCACATCTGGACAATGTAATCTGCTCTGGTCAATCAACGAGGAATACGTCATGGACTACTACCCAGAAATTCACCAGCGAGAAATCGACCGGGCCAACGCTCGCATTCGTCGCGCAACTTTTACCGCGCCGACCATGCAATCAAGAAGGCAAGGCAAAACTTTCAACACAGCGCGACCGTCCTACGAAGGTAAAGGCTTCAACGCTGATGAACGAGCTCCGCGTAAACCACACTTAATGCAGCGCCCTGGTGACACTCCGTATCCAACCGGTGAAGAGCGCATGCAGCAGATGACGGAAAAACTTTTAGCAACAGACGATAGGGCTATAGGTTTTCCCTATGGCTTGTGGGACAGCGAGGGATACTGGAAACCAAACCCTCACCTAGTCATGTCGCCGGAGAAACAGTACGAACACAATAAGTCTATGGGCATGAAAATGAAAATGCACCGAATGACCGATGAGGAAGTTAACTACAGAAAAGTTGATCCGGTACAGGATTCAATTGAAGCTGTAAACAAAGGGCTCACCAAGGCATTAGGTTCACATCGGCGTGAACTTGAACGTAGGCATTTTGAAAACCACAAAAGATACATCGGACCTTTCAGCAAAGCTATGAGCGACTTACTACTCAACCTGCCTATGGGAGCGCTAAGTAATAGAACTATGATCAAGTTCCGTGAGTTCATAAACTCTCTAACAGAAGACGTATCAAGCTTGACGGGGAGAAATCGATGACTGGTGCAGATAGACTAGAACGTAGAAAGAGCACTGCTATATTCGACTTGAGAATAGCCGAAAAGCAGTTGGAGTTGGCCGACAACGGGGATGCTTTTATTCATGCCCACATGAAGGCTAAGATTAAGTTGCTTCAATCCGAGATCAATGCGATAAATGATTTGATACGCGATGCGATTATAGGCGACTCTAACTACTAACACTATAGTTTAAATTTTTGAGGAAGCAGTGATTATGGTTTACTTAATAGCGACAGGGCTTTTTATTTTAGTATTATGGGTTTGGTCTGTATGCAGAATAATAAGTTTGGTTATTGAGCAGATTAAGAAAGCAGGGTGGGATGAATGATAGTTAAAGGTGCAATACGTAAAGGTAGTGAGAGTTACGAGTACGTTAGAGGGTTACTGGACTCCATGGCGAGTCAGTCTGTTGTGCGCGATAAGATAAGGGCTGACGGTGGAGGTATATCCTTCCATTGTCTATCTCGTCTTAGTAAGGACGAAGCTATTATATGTGATGGCTGTGAAGGAGAGTTTTTCCCTTCTAACAAGACGCAGATGTGTTGTAGCATGCAGTGTCGTGACATGGTGCGTAGGTTTACTAAAAGAGGTTTACCGAAGCCTAAGTACGTCGTCAATGAGCCGAGCAGGTACAATGACATCGAAGGTTTCAATGAAATCTGATTGTATGAAGGTGGGTGATCCCCTGGCAGCTGAAGTTGCCAGTCTTAAAATGAAGCGATGGGCCAATGATATTGTAGCCGGACAGTTGAACATTAGTGTTCAAACCGTCCGGGCTATAATGCGAGGTGACATCTTTGAATGTAAAACCTGTAGGATAGAACATTATGGTGCAAGAAAATACTGCAGTAGAAAATGTATCCGAGAAGCACTCGGGAAAAGGGCAGGACATAAACGCAATACGCAAAAGGATCTACTTCAGCGAGCCGACCAAACGGGGGACTTATTGCCCATTCTGCAAGCACTCCGTCGTATTGAGTTCAAGAGGTGATGATTGGTGGGTATGTTACTGTCCGTGCGACTGTGAGACATGGGGGCAGGGAGAGACTTCTGACGCCGCTTATGCAGACGCCAGAAGTATACTGGATGTTATCTAAGGAAATTATGTACAGTAGATATTGGTAAGTCTAATCCATACTTGCGTTCGAATTCCAAAGCTCTCTGATGTAGATCTTCTAGTGTGGAATCATTCTGTATATCATGCATCGATAGTTGCATCTCTTCGGTCTGCGATGCCCACTCGCTTTTATGGACATACTCGTCCCTGGAAGTTAGGAACCATTCAGTATCCTCGTCAGGGTCCATCAGACCGTTAACTTCTCCGTACCAGTAGGGAACCTCGCGTACAACTTCAACCACTTCCCCACCGATAGAGCGTATAAATTCAAGCTCGTTATTAAAGCGGACGTCAGGTACAACGAACTTACCGTAGCCGTTGTTTTTAACATGCCGCTTAATCTCATGGCCTACGTATTCAATCCATACGTCAGGGTAAACCATTCTGATCTTGTTTCCCATCTCTTGTAACATCCAGCGTCCCGAGCGTGCCGTGCCGTCACGACTTAGTCGCACGATAGGTTCTTCTCGCTCTGCACGCTTCTGTTTATTCTCGGCGCGTAACATGTCTAGGGGTAGATCGAAAAGATCGGATGTTATAGACTTGAGCTTATCTGCGAAAGCGATCTCGGTATATCGCTGATTTCTCTGCAATGATAGCGAGCATTCGCTTTTACCTGATCCGGCTAAGCCGGAGATGCCGATAATTTTAAATTTTTCCATTTTAACTCCTTGGGGATTGTTATGAAACAAATTGACTTACCTATACTTCGCATGATAAACAAATTTATCGGCGCAAAGATGTCAGCAGTACTGGCTTTGATTATAGTTATCATGGCTCAGTTTTCTGAGTTTCGATCCACAATTGACGGTTTACCCTTCACACCTAACCTCATAGAGATACTTACCCAATACTTAAGCGGTGCGGGTATAGCAGAAGCGTTACCGGCTCCAATGGCTGCTCTTTTAGCGTTTTATATACGTCGTGCAGGTAACGATACGATCATAACAGGCAGGGGTGATGCTGCTGAGGTTATACATACCGGAATAACGGTAGACGACGTAGACTTAGCATGGCAGAAAGATGTTTACCGTGAAGAAGGCGAGGTTATGAACATAACCGATTGCTTACATGAGGACTGTGTTCAATATTCAGACAGCATGCACTGTAGAGATTGCGGTGCTAATTGGGATGTTAATGATCCCCATCCCCCAACAGGCCCCCATGAAGATGCTTCTGAGTTTATAGGTGATTCTACACAGAAAGTAACCATGGATACGCTACAGTCTATTATCTTAGAGAAACACGAAGATCAGATCGCACGCTTCCAGATGCTTGACCGTAAGACTGAAATAATAGAGGGTAAAGCTGATAAAGGTATGGCTTCGATAAAGAGCGAAGTCAGACTGATCCAGAGTCGTATGGGCGCTATGGAAAGGAACCAAACTGAGCTTGAGGAAGAGCTTGAACGTCAGCATGATCGTATAGCTATACACGGTGACAATGACGTATCTGTAGTAATACCCGAAAAACCTGAACCGGTAGATATTGAAAACTTCTGGCCAGGGGATGACGATGAGTCCCTTGATGCATTCTACGGTGAGAAGGGTGAGAATCAAGCCCGCTTACATTTACCTTACCCTATGAAGCTTTCATGGGATACTGACGCTACAATAAACAGCTTCCTGTGCCATGAACGTGTCAAAGATGTGTTCGAAAAACTGTTCGTGGGTATAACTGAACTATACACCATGGATCAGATTGAACAGTATGGCCTTGATCAATTCGGCGGATGTCTTAATGTACGTGAGATGAAAGGTAGTAACGGTCAGCGGTGGTCGACCCACTCATGGGGAATAGCAATCGATATCGATCCGTTGAATAACCGATACAAGTGGGATAGTAAGTCGGCCATGCTCGCATCAAAAGAGTTGAAGCCTTTCCGCGATCTTGTATCAAGCTTAGGTTTAAAAATGGCAGGCGAAGAACTTGATCGTGATTGGATGCATATCCAGGCGGCTGAGTTTGTCAGAGGTAAGGAGGCATTCGCATGAAGAAAAGTAAACAGATGGTAGGCTCGATAGAGAATCGTATTGAAAATCTTAGGAGCGAACTCCGGTATCCAGGTGATAAGATAAAAAAACGAGTTCGTATAGACGAACTCGAAAAATTGCTTGCACACTTCAGGGATCAGGGACTAATCAAATAGCCCAGTGGCGGTGAGTCCGGGCGTAGTGCTATACTACGCTCGCACTCACATTACAACCCATTAAGGGGAGCCACTATGAAAAACCTGAAACGTTTCACATTTTCTGTATTCCTTGCCTTTGCCAGCCTGATAACAGTAGGTTGCGCCAGTGTTCCGGCCTTGCAGTTCGGTACCAATGCTGTTCTACTTGAGGCTGAGTTTGAGGGAGTCCGTGATGAATTTCGTAACGTCGACCTAACCGTTGCGGAGCGCCTGGAATTCGAATCCGCCGTAACAGTATTCGAAGAAATTCGATTGCAACTAACTAAGTTGTCTGAGGGTGAAGTAACCACTGCCCTGCTGGTCTCGGTAGCCACCGCCGACTCACTGTTAGACCGCGCTGCCGACGCATTTCTTACTGCTGAAGCTGTAGTTGTAGGATACTACGAGCGAGTCCAAGAGCCGGTACCCATTCAGTTCGTCTTTTATCGTAATAGCGCTATAAATGCCTATAACTTCCTGAAAGAAAAAACCTCAACGCAAAGTAATATACCGTGGACAGACATAACGTCATTCATGACACTTGCGTTGCGTTCTTACGTAGCTGTCAATACAGGGACATAAAATGATAAGTAAGGAAAAAGTATTCATGGGCCTACTTGTGGCCCTTTGTGCGTTTATAGGTGCGGCATGGGCACAGAGTGTCAGAGTCGATACCGATAACGCTGCGTGGGTTCAGGTAAGTGCTAACCCTACCTTCTTTGTTCAGAACCAATGCGCTGAAACTGTATGGATAAAACCTTCAGCAGCTCAGCCCGCCATTGCATTAGATGATCGCCAAAACGCCTTCATGATTCTAAGCGGTGGCGTGTGGGTTCAGAACGTTCCGACAAGCGAACTATGGTGGGCTCGTACAGCTTCCAAAGATTGCCCCTTAGTAGTGGTGGATCTCTAATATGATTAAGCGAATTCTATTAACAGCTGCGATGGTATCACTGAGTGCTATCGCAATAGCTCAAACACCGGTCTATATAGGTTTTGGTAGCGGTAGCGGTAGCGGTAGCGGTGGTGGGGCAGCTACTCCTGCGTTTGATGATACGGAACTTGATAATCGTATTACCGAGCTTGAACTAAACGCTCCATTAGTGGATCAAGAGACGCTAATCTACAGGCACGATTCTACAGGTGGATATTGGTTACCAGGAGAAGATGTATTAGATAATAATTCTTCAAGTAACGATCCTTCAAGTGAAGCTAGATATTCAGCCCTGGTGAATATAGAGAATTTCCGAAGAGCTGATGGTTCATTTAGGTACCGAGTATCCTATCCCTTGTTAGGAGAGGAACTTGTAGCTGAACAGACAAGTAACTTTGTGGAAGACTTTCAGAATTCGGTTAACATTAATGTGGTTACGGGATTCAGTCTTTTATCCTTCAGTTCTACACAAGTAACAGGTGTACCCGGGACGGTACCTTTCAGAGGTTTCAGTCCATCGGGAAGGCCGCAGGCGAGTATTGATGGTAATACTACTACTAGTTGGTTTTACCCTATTGGTCAGACTGTAGCTTTTGAAGGTGGAATAGCAGCCTTCAACACTTCCGGTTCAAGTACGTCAACGTCTGTTATAGAAATCTATATGATAAGCGATGATGCTCCGGACTTTACATTGCTTCATGATGGAGATGTACAGGACCAACGTATAGACGCACTCGAATCCCTTAGCCCAGTTGCCGGTCCAGCAGGACCAACCGGACCCGAAGGACCAGCCGGACCAGCCGGACCATCGGGAGTCGGCTTAGTAGGACCAGCCGGTCCAGCCGGTCCAGCAGGACCCGAAGGACCAGCCGGGGCAGACAGTACGGTACCTGGACCAGCCGGACCAGCCGGACCAGCCGGACCAGCCGGACCAGCCGGACCAGCCGGACCTCCAGGTGAAAGCGTAGCCGGTACCGGTACTGTAGGACCAGCAGGACCAGCAGGACCAGCAGGACCAGCAGGACCAGCAGGACCAGCAGGACCAGCAGGAGCGGATAGTACGGTACCCGGACCAGTCGGACCAGCCGGAGCGGATAGCACGGTACCCGGACCCGAAGGACCCGAAGGACCCGAAGGACCAGCCGGACCAGTCGGACCAGTCGGACCAGCCGGACCAGCCGGAGCGGATAGCACGGTACCTGGACCAACCGGACCAGTCGGACCAGTCGGTCCAGCAGGGCCTCCGGGTGAAGGCGGCGGTGCTGTTGACACATCCCTATTCGTTAGTACTGATGATATAGATCAGGAAATCGATGGTCGTAAAACTTTCCGCCAAGGCGTTAATATAGGAGCCACTAACACCGGAGCGCAAACGCTTACGTTCAATAACTCGGGCTCAGGTAACGGTACTATTAGTTTTAGAAATAATAACGTTACTGTAGGGAGCTTATCGGCAGGAACATCCAACGTACAGCTATCCAGGCAGGCCGGTCCTAGTATAACTTTGAATAGCAGTAACATAGGCATGAGTGCCAGGGTTAGTGCTAGTCTGCCTATTAGCGCATTCGATCCAGCCAATACTCTGGTACGTAAAGACTTCGTAGAGGGTTTGGTATTTTCAGCTAACCGGGTTTTTAATAGCGGTCTTAATGACACCTCGACCCTGGATACATTGGATTTTAATTTCACTACTCCCACGGCCGGATTTTATGAACTTGAAATAAGCTGGACATGGAGTAGTACTGTGGCGTCCGATACTTTGTCAGCTGAGATGCGAGTAGGAGGAAGTACTGTGAGTGGTACGAATATAACTACGGTATCGTCGGCTAATCCCGGGGAAAGGACTTCAGAATACCTTCGAACCGTACGGACTATAAATGGAGCATCCTCCCTGTCCCTGGCGTATGCAGGCTCCTCTGGCGGTGATGTTAGAGTAACTAACGTTGTGCTAACTGTACGGAGATTCTAATGTCAGTATTTACGGATTCAGTATTGCAGGTAGAAGTACTCGACGGTGACAACTACAAGTTGTTATCACCCATCGTTTGGTATCTTGAACATGAGAACGATAAAGGTGCACGTTGTGTTATCCATGCTGGATTCGTAACTGATTTTGATAGTACTCCTGAAACTATAAAATGGATGCCCATAGTACGTAAAATTATACGTAGTAGGCTTAAGGCCAAAAAGGCATTCATCATGCACGACTTCGGACATGATTGCGGCTTCATATACATACTTGACAAGGAAGGATTATGGGAGCCTCATCGTGTTGAAGATTTAGAATTCTGGAACGATAAGATGGCAGAAGCAATGATAGCCGAGGGAAGCACGGGGTTCACAACCAAAGTATTTAGAAAAGGCGTTTCTTCTTGGCTGGGTAGAAAAGCCTGGAATCGTAACCGACCGAAAAGAGTTGCCTCTTTCGCTGCCGCGAGAATAAGATATGACAGACTCAGAACAATTAGCTAAAGATATGGCTTTACTAGACGAGCCGGAGGATCAACTTCCGGCAGTGTCCGGTGAACTCTTGTCCGAACAGGAGAAGAGCGTTCTAAACGAGATGCAAGAACTCGTAGATCGTCATGAACAGGAAGGTCTCAACACCATAGAGAACAGGGAATTACGGCTCGTGCTTAATGAAGTACGGGCTATCGGTCTTTCTAACCTAATTGATATGTTCGAAGTAAACGCCGATGGTAGCTTCCAGGTAAAAAGATTAACCGAAATACCCCGCGAAGTCATGGCTGGGGTAAAGTCCATCAAAGTCAAACGTGATAGGTTGGATGGTGATATCACAGAGACAATAGAATTCGTAATGCATGACAAGCTGGGAGCCCTTGACAAGCTCCTACGCTATTACGGAGCCTACGCTGTAGATAACAGCCAGAAGCAAAGCGGTAGCGATAAGATGCTTGACATGATTGTCGGATACGTTGGTTCGCAGGGATTACCTAAGATCGAGGATAATTCTGCATGAGTGCGAAACTACATAGTAATAGACGAAGGCAAAAGCAGTCCTTCAACTACAAGGGGGTGACTTATAAGCCTGAAGAGGCCGAGACTATATCGAAAGCCAATATGGCTGACATGTTTTGGAGACTTAATAACCTTTACCATATCGTAAATGAAGATGGTGAGGTAGTTAAGTTTAAGTTGCGTCCTGCGCAAGAACAGTTCTTGCGTAATATGTGGTATCGTAACGTCATTCTTAAGTCGCGTCAGCATGGCTTCTCAACTGCTATCGATGTTTTCATTCTCGACCAATGCCTATTTGTTCCTAACACACGCGCAGTAATCATCGCACATAAGAAAGACTCTGCAGCTGAGATCATGGAGACTAAGGTTGAATTTCCTTACGTTAACCTGCACCCTCAGATACGCGACATGATTACGTTAGTGGAATCGAACAAGACGGCACTAAAGTTTTCGAACGGATCAAGCATCCATGTATTGACATCGGGCCGGTCAGGCACCTGTCAGTTGTTACACGTTTCGGAATTGGGCTACATATCTAAGCACAGACCTGACATCGCAGAGGAGATTGTACTTGGCTCCTTCCCTACCGTTCACAATAATGGCTTTATATTCGTAGAGTCGACTGCGGACGGTAAGGACGGAGAATTTTATAAGCTCACAAACAAAGCCATGAACGATAAGAAGATGGGCCGTAAGCTCACTTCACTCGGATTCAAAGGGCACTTCTACGCTTGGTTCGATAAGCCTGAAAACAGACTCACGGACAAAGATGTAGTAAACGTTACAATACCCAACAGACTTATAGCTTACTTTGCTGAGCTTAAAAAGGATGAGGATATTGAACTTGATATAAACCAGATGTCATGGTACGCGGTGCAAGAATCGCTACTCGGTGATAAGATGCTACAAGAGCATCCCAGTACACCGAAGGAAGCGTTCGACGCGTCAGGTGAAGGACACTACTTCCAAAAGCAGATGGAGCAAATGCGTGCAGAGGGAAGAATTAAACTTGTACCTCACGTGGCAGGCAGGCTCGTTCACAGCTTCTGGGATATAGGTCTTAACGATGAGATGGCTATATGGTTGATGCAACGTATAGGTAATAAGTGGCAAGCTATAGGCTACTTAGAAGATACAGATTTTGGTATGGATCACTACATCGATATGATTCGTGAACATGCCATGAAAGAAAAATGGTCACTCGGTGAATGGTGGGGTCCACATGACATTAAGCGTCGTGGTGCCTTTGATGCATTCTCTCCATGGGACCAGGCTAAAGAATACGGTGTGACGTTCAAAGTCGTACCGAAGGTTTCAGACAAGGCTGTAGCTATAACTTCGGCTCGACGTGCTATGTCGCTGCTTGAGATAGACGAACAGAATTGTGAAGAAGGAATTGCTCGACTAGATAACTACCGCAAAGAGTGGGATGCTATCAGAGGAGCATGGAAGGATAAGCCAAGGCATGACCGTAACTCCAACGGAGCAGACGCCCTCATGACTTGGTCGTTAAGTCTTGATAAAGAAAATCTTGACTCATCACTGGGAGTCGCACGAACCGACCCTCGCAAAATGATTAACAACACTAATCCTATCGGACAGGAAGCACCTAAACAAAAAGTCGGTGCACCTCGAAGACGTGGAGGCAACTCAATGGGCGCATACACTTAATGTCATTACTAGGAATAAAGACCCCTCAGCAAACATCTAACATGTTAACTGAGCGTGCGGCAGATAACACGAAACTTAGCTTCGACATAATGGAAGATAATTCCGTAGTGGCTAAGACAATGTTGGCTACAAAGATATTAAAATCATGGGAGTCGGCTAAATCCAACAAAACAATAGTTGAGCATTCTATGCTCGACTGTTTGCGTGATCGTAAGGGGGAATACGCCCCTGATGAAATGGCTCTTATTGCTGAGGCCGGTGGATCGGATATATTTATTCGTACAGCCACCGCCAAAGTAAGAGCCGGTATCGCACACATAAAATCTATATTGATGCCTGCGGCAGAGAAGGCCTACGGTATAGACCCTACTGATCGCCCCAAGCTCCCTAAGTATATGGAAGAGGCTATCGTTGCGCGTATAAATAGTAATCCAAACTTTACCGACCAAAACGGACAACCCATGGACCCGGTAGACCAAGCACGTATGCTTGAGGAAAAAACCAAAGACCTTATACGACAACAAGCACGAGCAGCAGCGCGTAACCATGAGACATTGATATTCGATCAACTTCAGGAAGGAGGCTGGCATCAAGCCTTATCTGACTTCATTGATGATATCTGCACATATCCAGTAGCATTCATGAAGGGTCCTTTCGTTATGAACAAGCCTACCCTTAGATGGGAGCGAGGACCGTTCGGCATGGAAATGGTAAGCGGTATGGAGCAGACACGATGCTTTCGTAGCGTTAACCCATTCGATGCCTATTGGGCACCTGGGGCAGACAATATTCAAATGCATGACTTCATTGAACGATTACGCCTTAACGTTGAGGATGTGTATAACCTAATAGGCGTACCTGGCTATAACGAAGAGGCTATTCGAAATGTATTGCAGATGCACGGACGTAACGGTTTGCGAAACTGGTTGTGGACAGACAGCGCTAGATCGCAAATTGCAGACCACCTTTACTTCTGGCAGAAGAGCACAACGGAGATTGATGGACTTCACTGGTACGGCAAGGCACAAGGAATTGAATTACTTGAGTCAGGTATACATCCAGATGATATCGGTGATCCACTCGCGTCCTACGATATTGATGCAATCCTTATCGGAGGGGAGGTCATTCGGGCAGTTATTAATCCAGACCCACTATACCGCCGTCCAATACATTGCACATCGTACGAAAAAGTACCCGGTAATGTATCAGGAAACTCGCCGTCGATGCTCATGCGATCATCAGGACGAATGATCAATGCTACATCGCGTGCGTTACAGAACAACCTTGCACACGCGTCCGGCTTCCAGGCTGAGGTCGACTATACACGCCTGGCGTCTGAAACCGATCCGTTCGACATCCATCCGTTTAAGATATGGCAAGCTCGTGAGTCGGAACATTCAGGTGATCGACCTGCAGTAAGATTCTTCCAGCCTACAAGTAACGCACAGGAGCTTATGGCTGTTATCGATAAGTTCAAGATGCAGGCCGATGAGGATACAGGTATACCGCGTCTATTCCAGGGCACTGAGAGCCAGGGCCAGGGAGCCGATGCCACTGCACGTGGTCGCGCTATGCTTGCTGACAACAGCACCAAGCTACTGCGATCAGCTATCATGAACATCGATGTTGATATCATCATACCTAAGTTACAGATGATGTATGACAACAACATGATGTTCCATGACGACGATACGGTTAAAGGTGATTGTCAGGTTGTTGCTCGTGGTGCCAATGCGATGCTTATGCGTGATAGCTCTCGTGCATCACACATGGCCATGCTCGAACTTACAAACAACCCTGAAGACCGTCAAATTATGGGAGTCGAAGGACGTGGTCGATTACTTAAAGCTGTATTGGATAGTTATCCTGATATCGATGACGGAGTTATCCCGACTGATGAAGATCTTGAAAAGAAGGCAATGGCGATTGAGAACGCACCGCCTCCACCAGATCCTGCCATGGCTAAAGTTGAAGCACAAGCTCAGATGGACCAAGCTAAGCTCCAGTTCGAGCAGCAGAAGTCTGACCGTGAGGCACAAGATCGAATTGCAGACAGGGAAGCAACCAAGTCGATTGAGATGATGAAGTTGCGTGCTGCGCAACAGGCACAACAGGCACAGGCTTTACAAGGAAACAATGCTGAAGTAGTGAAGATGGATAAGCAGTATGAGCTTGATAAACGTAAACAGGATATAGCACGGGAGACTGAGCTTGAAAAGATACATGTACAGGCTCAACTTAAGCGTGAAGAGATTGCTGCTAACATACAAGCAACGATACGTACTGTTGCAATGCAACAGCAATCAGCTGACAAGCAGGCAGCAGCTGCGGCTTCAAATGAGAAAACAGAACCTCAGTTCGATCCAGCTGAGATACAGAAAGGGATTATCGATGCTGTAATGCAGAACATGGATACTTTTAAAAACGATATGACAGGAGCTATCAACGACATCCAGAAGATGGTTGAGAAAAACGCATCACTGAATGAAGCGGGTAACTTTGTGTTCAACTTTGACAGTTCTTCCGATGAACCTGTAACCAAAGTCTTCTCTACTAAGCGAGATGACAAGGGTAACCTGACCGGTACTGTCACAGAAGAAAAAGGTAAAAAGTAATGGCTATTGGTACACCTACTAGTATCGAAGAAAACACCTATGAAATGGTGGGACCGGAAGACGACATCAACGATACGATAAACTGGGAGACAGTGCTCACGGTAACTCCTCCGGAAGATAATCCCGCAGGATTATATCTTTTGCGTGCTTACGGTCAGTCTTATGTGGATTCTGTTTCACAGGATCATGAGGCACGTCTTGTAGATAATAACTTTACCCAGCTAGGTCAAATATCTAAAACCGAAGGTAAGGATTCTACTGGTCCAGGCCAAGCCGCAGATGGAGACACTACCGGCACAGATCAAAACAAGCGTATGATAATGGAGTGGCATGTGCAACTTAATGCGAGTGACACTACTAGTAGCTTTTCTTATCAACACAGATCTACAAATCCAGGAGTTGAGATTGGTACGTTCGATCTACAACTTTCAATAGAGTGGAAGAGACCATGAACCCTACCATCATAAGAGAGTTAATGACTGACTTTGCTTCCGAAGTCTATGAGACTATCGAAGGTAAGCATCCCCGATTCCTAATAGAGGAGTGGGAAGATAAGATTCGTCTATCGGATAAGTTCTTTGCTAAAACATTGAACCCTAATGAAACCCTTCTTGTTGCTACATGGGCAAACATAGACGGGTTATCTATTGAAGATTTCTGCGCTAAGATATCAGCTGAAGCCTTGGCTTATGCGAACCTCAGAATGAATTTGTCTGTGTTGTATAACACTTCTCTACAGCAGGTACTAACCGCTACCCCTGAAGCTCTGGTTCCAAGTTTAATGGGGATCATAGGCCAGGCTCAAAATGCTATGGTAGCTTTCGCTAACGGTGACGAAAAACTACAAGAAGAACTTTTAAACCTACTAGCTGACATGACGTCAGGTATACAGGACAATCTATAATGGCTAACACTTTAGTTGCTTATAGCAACACTAACAATCAGCCCCACTTCGCAATAATTTCGGATGAAAACGGAGTGGGCCAAGGCTTACAACTAATAGCCACTTTTGTAAACGATAGACGTTATACTGTAACGGTTCCATCGGGTACTCCTCCTGGCCATTATTACTACGCCATGTATCGCACAAGTAATAGGACATTACGTGCCACTGGTGAATTCTGGTGGAACGGCACTGACGTCATTAGTGCTGCTGAATGGAATTACGAACAGAATACATCGGCTCGATTCGATGCAATCGATAGCGCCAGTGCCAGCATACTATCAGCTATAACCGGTCTTTCTATACCTGATGTGGCCGCCATTGCTGTCGGAGTGGAAGCCGCGTTACTTGATGACGGTGACGGACAGGCTTTCCGTGACGCCTTAACTATGCAAATCTCGGCTGCTATCAACAATAATACCGGAGGCGGAATTACACTGGCGGCATTCCAAGGAGCGGTAGCTGCAGCATTAACCAACTACTCGGCGGCTACAACTACAAACGTAACGGACGCCCAAGCGGCTGTACAGACGGACATCGCAGCGCTTAACAATGTGAGTAGTGCGGATGTACAGGCCGAGTTGGTTGTATACGGAGCGGCCACAAAGGCTGAGCTTACCGCCACTGAAGCGGCACTTATCACAAGTATTAACAATATAAGTAGTCTTACTGCTGCCCAAGTGCAGGCTGAGCTTGTAACATACGATGCTGCCACTGGTTCTGAGTTAGCAGGGGCTCTGTCTACGCTGCAAACAGATATCGGTAACATCAATGTTGGAACACCTCTTACCGCAGCAGAAGTCCAGGCCGAACTTGTGACGTTTGGGGCTGCTAAGCCTGCCGACATCACAGCGGCACAAACAGCGATACAAAATGATATCGCACAACTTAACGATCTAAGCGCAGCAGAAGTCCAGGCTGAGCTTGTCACATACGATGCGGTAGTACCCGCTGACTTAAACACAGCACTTGGTGCTACGCAAACGAGTATTGAAAATGAAATTACTTCTCTTAATGATATTAGCGCTTCTGATATACAATCTGAGTTGGCTAGCTATGATGCACCGACTAAACTTGAACTCGATGCAGCCCAGGCTTCCATTGAAGATAAAATCAATGCTCTTAATGATATCAGTCGCAATGATATACAGTCAGAGCTTGCTACATACAATGCAGCTACCTCTTCTGAACTTACAGCCGCTCAGGGAGCAATCCAGTCTGACATTTCTAATATTCAGATCCCCACTGCACAGCAAGTAGCTGTTGCCGTAGAAGCAGCACTACTCGACGACGGTGATGGACAAGCTTTCCGTGACGCATTAGCTGCCACGATAGAGTCAGCTATAAACAATGATGCTGATGGTAATACGACCTTGGCTGCATTCCAAGGCGCTGTAACCGCAGCTCTTGTAGCTTATGCCCCGTCTACCGTAGCGCAACTATCTACAGTTGAGGGTAACATACAGACATCCGTATCCTCACTAAATAACCTTAGTGCAGCAGACGTACAAGCCGAACTTGTAACGTACGATGCGGTTGTACCTGCGGACCTTACTGCATCGCAAAGCGCGATAATTAACGCGATAACTGCTCTCAACAATCTTAGCGCTGCAGATGTTACCCAACTACTGACAGCGTTCGGTGTATCCACTGCGACAAACGTTAGTGATAGTGAGGCCATAATAACTTCGGCCATAGCTGCACTCAATAACCTAAGCTCTGCGGACGTGCAGTCAGAACTCGTAACGTACGACGCGGCAACAGAAGCGGAGTTAACTTCAGCAGTAGGCTCAGTCATGACAGCTATAAGCTCATTGGCTACCGGCCTAACTGCTGCAGAGAAAGTAGCCTTGACTCGCATACTTGACTTACTGGAAGCCGATGAGGAGTATCAGTCGTCAGCAGGAGCGGGTACCGTTAGGAAGCTACTACGCGGCACAGCAACTGAATTGTTAAGTAAGAACGTTGCGACATCGGTACTTGTTAACGTTAATACGACCATAACAGAGTAAAGCCATGACTTACATGTACACTCACTTTGTTCCCGCTAACGAATGCGGCGATGCTACCGAGACGAACCAAAACGAAATACTTGCACGCACGGACGCGTTACTTGATCTGTTACAAGCTGATCAGGTAGTCGACTCTGCTACCGGCAACATAAAGTATTTCCTTAAAGGTTCCGGTCAGACTGTATTGCTGCACGAACAAACGATAACCGGAAACTCTTCATGTGCTAGTGACGTCAGCCTGATTGCCCCATGATTGGTCCATTACATCTTGCCCAAGCCGCCACACACATGGGATACAGTGTCTTGTGCCTGTGCTGTTGTGACGATCCTGATAATGTAGAAGATAACCTGGGAGGGGATACCTTCCA